TTCGTGCTGTATTTCAGAATCGAACCAGCCGATCTTTCGGACGCCCCTTTCTTTATCGTCTAAAATAAACAATTTCCCGTACCCGCGCTCATCCCAGAAATCATCAACTTGGTTCGACTGCTCCAGCATTACCGCCACGAATTTAAGTTCATAAGCGTCATAGGGAGCGCTCTTCTCACGCACGATGCGCGAGGTGCGATCCTCCGACATGCTGATAAGGCTTGTCCTGCCGCGCTTCCAACTGATTGGCAATATCGGACGGTCGAGGGGGAATAGGGGCAATATCACGACGTCGCGCGTGACCGTGAAAATGCCGTCCGAAGCTGTAATCCTTACTCTCTGCTCAAGCTGACTCGGCGCGATCCACTCGCCAGTGTTCGCGTTGATCGACCCCGCCGAGGCTGACCACACCGTAACGGCGGGACGCAGGGCAATGCTGATACGCCCCTGTACGCTCGCATTCGCAAGCGTTGCGGTCGTCGCGCCATACGCGCCAGCCGAGGCTTTCTGACCTGTCACCACGGCGAATCCCCCGCCGTTGCCGGAAGCTGAATTAGCGTCTGCTCGCTCAGTCAGGTTAGCCAAGTCCGCATTCGCATAGCTCCCCGTCTGTGCCGTCGCTGAGTCTGTGGCGTTCGATACCGCCAGGACGATCAGGCACTTATCGACGGTCGTCGTGTCGCCGGGGATTGAAACAGCCGTACTGCTCGCCGCGGTGTCGCCGCTCGTAACGTCCCATGGGTTGCCCGTTTTGATGCAGCCGCGAAACGCCAGAATCTGACCGATCGCGTGGTCACCGGGGTCGGTAATGGACGGGGCGGATTCTCCACCAACTATCCGTCGCCAGAAGACAGTCAATCTTGTCGCGGCCGCGCCGGCCGCCGTCCCGGTCCCTTGTGGCGAGTCCGCGACAGTGTTCCAGCCTGAAGGTGTGGAAACGGCCTCATTCGCCGTCTCGACGAAGAGTAGCAGGATATCATCGACCTGAATGCTGGCGGGCAGGCCAGGCGAGATCGCTCCGGTTCCTTCGCTCACCGTCCCGGCCGCCACAAAAGTAGGCATTAGCGAGATATTCGAATCCCAGTCAATTTCCTCACCCGGCGCCGCGAACGTGAAGGACGGAGTAATAATAGCGGGTACGTTGATCGTCAGGTCGGCGATTTGAGCGCCCGAGGTCGCGCGCAGGATATCCGCGCTAGGGGTCGCAGGCGCCGTGTATTTCTTCCCTGAAACCACCCCGCCGCCGCTGACGAGCGCCCATGTCGCGAGATCAATAGTCTGAGCAATGTCGTAATTTGTCTCTAACTGAATCTCCGCGCCCGGCTGGACCGTGCGGGTCAGTTCGCCGAGGATTTCGAGCGGCGGAATGACAATCATAGCCTCGGCGTGCTGGACCAGTCCGGGAAACTTGACGGTGTAATCGAAATAGCCTTCGCCGTCGAACAGGTCGAACCTCAGACCGTTGATCGAGCGGCCCTCCAGGTCGAGGACAGAGGCTGGGATTTTCAACTGCCGCCATGCGTTGGCTGCGGGTAGGCTACCCATGTTCCACCGGCTCGGCGTCCCATTCGTGCCGACGCTGATACTATTCGACCCCCAATAGGCCCGATGCTCCCACGCGGTAGCATCCGTGGCGTGAAACGAGACCATCACCTCTACCGGCGGATTGCCGGGCGGGTAAAACAACCAGAAGACCAGCACGTCACCGGGGAGAACCTGCAAAGTCCTTGTAGAGTTCAGCATTTGATAGAAATGCTGCCCCGCCGCCGATGGCCCCTTGAGGTATGGAGTGACGAAGTTGGGCGAGGGTGAAGTGTTGGCATAGGCCCAGCTCCCGCCGCTGCTTGTTACGGTAGAGCCGGGCAAATCGGCGCCTTTAAACCAGATTTCATCGCCCGGATGGAGGTCGACGGATAATTTATACGTCCCTGGGACCGTGCCCCCGGAATACTCAACAATGTTTCTGTTGACGCCCGAATTTATATCCACAGCGACAGAGCCATGATCAACGGTGAAACTAAGGCCCGCCGCAACGGAGTCGTTTATCCGCCAGTCGCCACTGAGGCGAAAAGGCGGAACAGCGGCGCGACCGCTGACCACGCCGCTGACGCCGCCGATTGAGGCGTTATAAGAGCCTGGCCCCGTGACGCTGGTCCAAATCCCTATACGCTCATGCTGTAAAACGCCGTTGATATAGAGCCGATATCCATTCGCCAATTCGATCCTGAATACATCTCCCACGGCGGGCACGCGATTCAGCGTCGTGATCAGCGTAACATTATCCGCTATCTCTATCGTGCTTTGCTTGATCCTAACCTCATAGGTGCTGAACGGCGAGGTTATGAGGAAAGCGCGAACGGTAAAGGTGCTATTGACGCCTGCCGGTATGCAACTCTGATCGAGAGTCCATTCAATCGCCCCGATCCCGCGCACCAGCCGCAATCCGCTAAGACTCGCGCCCGCCGAGGTTAAATCAAAAGCGGTGGATTGAATCGAGTAATCGTCTCGTACAACCCCGCTGCTGACCGTCGACCATATCGCGGGCGGGTAGGTCGCCTGCGCCTCGAATCGTTGCCTGTCGTTAGGGAACAACCTAACGGCCGGGGGGAAAATGCGCATCTTACTCAAGCGTCAGCGCCTCCTGTCGCGCCCTGTGGTAATTGTCGTCGTAGAGTGGGCCGTCAATTTTTTGCAGTGTGAATTCAACTTCGTCGGCCGAGTCGTCAGGGCTTTTCGCCGTAATCCCGACGACTAGAAACAACTGGTACTCCCACCCATGCGCCTCGTGCGAGACCGTCACATAATCGCCGGGGAGCACACTAATCGACGGCGCCATCCCGGTCAGACTGGCAAACTGTTGATAATCGTGCTCCAGGCGCGCGCGGTATTCGAGAATCCGTTGCGCCTGCGACTGGGTCATGTTCGGAAACTCGCGCTCCGACCTGATCTCCCCCGCCCTGCTGATCGAATCGGCGCGGAGCGCGTCTTCCGACGTGTTATCAGGCGGCTCTATAGTGGCGAGGCCGAGAAACTCTTCATCATCGATGTCGCGAAACCGAGCTATGAAGCGATTAGGACGCTCGCGGAGGTCTACCAGGCTGAGCGTCGGCGCTTGTCTTATATTGCCGGAATGAAAGTGATGAACCGGCGTTTGATCGGCGACCAGCTTGAAAAACAACTGCTGCCCGTCGTCCTGCCAGAACGTCGCCGAGATCCCGCAAAGCTGATCGAGCGCGTCAGCGAGCAATAGGCTGGAATTGAAGCCGATATTGGCCTCAAAGCGCTTAATGAAGTCGTTGGTCCCGTCGCCATCACGGTCCCACGGGATCAACTCATCGCAGTAGTCTCGCCAGCGTACCCAGCTCGGCCAGTTGACGCGGGCGCGAAATCGCTCCTGCGCAATGTCCAGATTGTCGCGATAGCGACGCTGAAAAAAGAATAGAATCCTATCCGCCGCCACGCGCGCGGGGTTGGCCGAGAAGCCATAATTATCCGGAATCTCGGCGCCGCTCGCGTCGAAGTCGTAAAGCTTCCGGCACTCGGCAATGCACTTAAATCCATCCGGCCGGTCCTCGACCGATTGGGTGTTGGAAAGGCGCACCGTCACAGCCGCCGAGCCGCTACAGGCCACACCGGCGGGCCAGGTTGCTAAATCTATCACTTGCACCATGTCCAGTGCGTCAGGCGCGATAATGCCGGGTCGGAAGATGTAGCCGGTATTGCCGGACATCGTATTTCTCCACCGCATTACCCGGCTCCACGTCGCCGCGCCATTGAAGAGAATGGACGCCATCCCGTCGATGGTGGTCCCTTCTAAACCTACCTGACTGGCCGGTACATCCAATCTCACCCATTGACCTGTCGCGGGGAGACTCGCGCTGATCTGCCGGCGGCTATTGGTGCCATTCGTCCCGAACGGAATATCGTTCGCGCCCCAGTAGGCGCGGTGTTCCGGATCGCCGCCGATTTGAAATTGCAACATCACTTCCGTCGGCGTATTCACCGGATCGATCCAGATCCAGCACGAAATGATGTCTCCCGTCCCTATCGCCAGTCCCTGACTCGCGGTTGAGAATTGATGGAAGTGAGTGCCCGCGATGTTTGGCGATTGGTGCGCATACTTGCCGATGTACGGCGATGGGTCTTTCGATACCCAATTCCAGCCATCAACGCCAAGGGTAAGCGCCGCGCCTGGGGGAAGCCGGTCATAAAACCAGACCGTTTGGTCAAATCGCTTCGTCAGTTCCTCGCCCTTGTAATAGGCTTTAACAATCCTGTTCCACTCGCCATGCGCGCCCAGCCCGCCCTGCCCCTCGCCTAAAATAATGGTGAACGTACTGCCGTCCGGGTCGTAGAGTTTCGAGACGAGGTTTCCGGCAAAAACGATCCTGCCGTAAAAGATCCCGATGTCCGCGCCTTCCTGCGTCTCGAACCGCGCCACCTGATCGACCTGCGCGGGCGTTAAGCCTCCAGCTACTTCCTGCGCGACGACCGCGGGCGAAATGATGGGAAGCGGCGCCGAAGTAGGGGCGGCCGTCACCACGCTACGCTCGGCTATCCTCCTGACTGGATCGGCCCCGGTGTCGCCGTATTCGATATCGAAGCGGCGAA